CGGTAGAACGTGAGGGATTATTATTACCGCCGGATAAATTAAAACGATTCTTTTTCAGTAAAGAAGACGTGCCGGATGGATGCACGGATGAATACATCATCATTCCAGATAAAGATGCAGATGCAATATGGGCGGTATGCGATACAAAAGATAAAGGAACTGACTTCGAATCATTACCGATTGCATACCAATACGGAGATAAATTTTTCTTTCCTGATGTGGTGTTTGATGACACTACAGACTATGACATTTTGGATAGCAAGACAGCAGATATTTTGATAAGGCATAACCCACATAAGATTCGTTTCGAATCAAATAATGTCGGAAACCGCGTGGCACACAATATTCAGAAAATGATTACTGGAAAGTGCAGAGCTGAAATTGAGACAAAACCAACGTCGGCAAATAAAGAAACAAAGATTCTCGTAAATTCGGACTATATAGCAAAACATTTTTATTTTCTGCATCCAAGTCAGTACAAAGCAAAGTCTGATTACGGATTGTTTATGGCTAATGTAACTACGTACACTACTAGGGCAAAAGTACCACATGATGACGGAATCGATTCTTTGGCTATGATGGCTGAGTACACACAAAATCCATTAGGCGGTAAAGCCACAGCAATGCAGAATCCATTATGGGGAGGGAGAATGAGATGAACACACGACAATATCTTGAGCAAGTGCAAGATTCTGATAGAAAAATACAGAACAAAATACAGGAAGAATACCGCTTAAGGCTTTTGGCAACCAGTATATCTTCTTTTTCAAATGGAGATAAAGTGCAGACTTCCGGTGGAAAAGACCGTGTTGGTGATGCCGTAACCAGAATCGTTGAGTTGCAGCAGGAAATAGCATCTGACGTCAAGGAGCTGGCAGAACTGCAAATGAAAGTTTCCGGAGATATCAATGATATGAAAAACTCCATGTACTCATCCTTACTCCATAAGAGATACATAGAATTTAAAAATCTGGTCACGGTCGCAGACGAGATGGGATATTCCGTACAGCATATCCGTTCCTGCCATGGAAAAGCCATTGAAGCCCTACGGAAACAAAAGCATTTTGAAAGTTAATATGTTTTAATATGGAATCATATGTTCTATGTATAATATAATGTAACCTGTAAAACGAGCATCGGAGAATAATCCGGTGCTTTTTTAATGCCCGAAAATGGGAGGTGTAGGCAGTGGGCAGAAATAAAATGAATTTCATTGACTTATGCCGGGGCGAGTTTGGTCGCAAAATTGCCTATACCGGTGTAAACCAGATTACAACAGCAAACGTCAGAAAAGTTGTTTCTGATACAATTGGCACTCATAACCGGAATAGGGTATTGATTGACTATTTGTACCGGTACTACAAAGGAGACCAGCCGATTCTCTATAGAGAAAAAGTGGTGCGACCGGAAATCAACAACCGTGTATGCGAGAACCATGCGCTGGAAGTTGTCCGCTTCAAAGCATCACAGACATACGGCGAACCTATCCAGTATGTGTGCAAAAAGAAAAAAGCAACAGAAGAAGCAAATGAGCAGGTGGATTTATTTAATGACTATCTGGATGAAGCAAATGCAGAAGCTAGAAACATTGAGCTAGGTACTTATCAAAGCGCTGTAGGAACCGCATACAAAGCAATTTTGAAAGAAGATGACTGGACAAGCGACAGTGAGTTACCGCCGTTCCGGATTTTTATACCGTATCCGGGGGATTGTTACATTGTTTATTCCCGTAAGAACGGAAAACCGATGCTCTCGGTTCAGATTCTTAAGGACGAGAACGAACAACAATATTATTTGTGTTTTTCAACAAAACAATATTTTGAAATTCAGAATGGGCAGATTACAAAAACCGGCATCAATGGTTTTGGCGGAATCCCGGTAGTTGAGTACCCGAATAACCACGATCGTCTTTCTGATATCGAAATTGCGATAACCATGTTTGACACTATGAACAACATGCAGTCGAACAGAATGGATGGCGTAGAACAGTTCGTGCAAGCTCTCATGAAGTTTAAAAACTGCGAGATTGATGAAAGCGAATTTCTGAAAATGATTAAACTTGGTGCTATTTCCGTAAAAGACACCGGAAATGGTTGCCAGTCAGATGTTGACCTGATGACCGCTGAACTGAATCAGACGGAAAGCCAAGTCGCAAAAGACGATATCTACAGCAACATGCTTATTGTTGAGGGAATGCCGGATAGGCAGCAACAATCGTCTGGCGATACCGGTCAAGCTGTATATCTCAGAAATGGATGGGATTTTGCAGAACGCAGAGCAAAACTGGATGAACCATTTATCCGGGAAGCTGAGAAAGCAGCTGCCAGAATCATTCTAAATATCATCCGACAGACCACAAAGGATATTTCAATCTCAACACGAGATTTTGATGTAAAGATAACCAGAAACCCGACAGATAACATGCTTGTCAAAGCACAGGCTCTTGACTATCTGTTTAAAAATAAAATTCATCCGCTGATTGCATTGATTACCTGCGGACTTTTCAGCGATCCACAAAAGGTATATGAAATGAGTTTGCCTTACTTGGGAACTGTATATCCCGAACTGGTAGACCCGGACGCAGAAATGCAAAAAGCGCAACAATTGATTGGTAAAAACGGTCAGAATCCGGTTGTAATTGATTCAACGGTAAATTCTTCGGCTATCAATCAAAACTCGTAAATTCAATTATCAAAGGAACCAAGGAATAACATCCAAGGTTCCTTTTTTAATACACAAAAATAATGCAACAGCCCGTGAGCGTAAATCGGGTACAGATCATGTGCGGAGCGAACCGTGTGAAAAAGTGTGATGGTCTGAAAGAAAGGAGATTTCTATGACAAGAGAACAGGCAAAACAGGTACTTATTGGTTTTGGAATCGAGGAACCGTCTGAAGAACAAGTGACTAAATACCTTGATTCTGTTGAAGCGGAGACAAAGAAAGTGAAGGAAAAAAACACTTCTCTGAAAGAAAAAGCCGATAAAGCAGATGACCTTCAAAAGGAACTGGACGATTTGAAAGCCCAGAACATGACGGATGCTGAAAGACAGGAAGCAGAGCGGCAGAAGGAAAAAGCAGAAAACGAAAAGAGGATTTCCGACCTGGAAAAAGCACTTGCTGAATCCAACAGGAAAGCACTTTCCAGTGAGATTACATCTGCTTTCGCTAATGCGGGACTTTCCACAGAAACATACGCAAGTGCTATCAAAGCATTTTCCTCCATGCCGGCAGATAAGTCTGAAGACGTAATGAAAGAAGTCAAAACTTTTGTTGATGGAATTTCCGAAGCAAATAAAGCGGCTCTGGATAACGCAAAATCTGAATGGGAGAAAGCAGTTCTTGACAATACTCCGAATCCAGGTGGCGGAAATTCAGACAAGGGACAGAAAAAAGATGATAACGATAGCCCAGCAGCTAAGTACGCAAAAGCTTACTCAGCACGCATGAACCCCAAAACAGAACCGGCAGGCGACAATGCACCGGTTAATTTTTAAGTAAGTAAAGGAGATTTAGATTATGGCTTTTATGAAAACAAAACAGTATGAGTCAACTCCCAACATTCTCGAATCCGAGGTTGGACTTGTACTGAAAACTTACACAGCAGACGCAACAAATGCAACGGCAGTAAATGATAAAAAAATCATCAAAGCAGGTTCCGTGTATCCGACAAATGGGACTGGTGCAAAAGGAATCGTGTTTGAAGATGTCGATATGACAGATGATGCTAAAAGACCAATTTCCGTGATCGTAGCAGGACGTGTCCTTGAGAAAAGGCTGCCGGTCACAGTCGACGAAACTGCAAAAACAGAGCTTACCGCGCAGGGAATTGTTTTTGTAACCACAACAGACCCAGTATTTTAAGGAGGTATAACCAATATGCCATACAATGTATTAGAAGCTATTACAGCAGAAGAAAGATTAAATTTCGCTCAGAATTTTTCTGTGGCAAGACCTGGTATCCTCGATACCATTTTCCCGGATGTAAAGACACCGTTTTGGAAAGCCGAATATTACAGACTTATGGCTGGACAACGACTGCCGGAGGTAGCATTTGTTCACGCTCTTGATACCGAAGCAGAAATCGGTTCCAGACCAGGATTTGAGAAAGTTCTGACTGAAAAACTCTTTATCAAGAGGAAAATCAATCAGTCAGAGCGTCTCCAGGAAGCTATCGAAAACGGTGTTCCGGATAATGAGACTCTTACAAACTTCGTTTTTGACGATGCGACAAACCTGTTTGAAGGTGTTGTTGGAAGGGCAAACATCATGAAAGGCCAATTCCTTTCAACCGGTATGGTAAAAATTGATGAAAACAATGTGAAAATGGACATCGATTATGGCGTACCAAGTTCTGCAAAGGTTGCTCTTACCGACTGGTCCAAAGTAGATGCAGATATCATGGGCGATATTCAGAAGATGGTAACTGTAGCCGAGGATTCCGGATACGTAGTAACAAATGCGGTCACATCTCTGAAGATGATCAATTACATGAGAAACAACACAGCTATGCAGACAGCTGTTCTGGGAGCTGCGAATAAACGTCTCCTTACCAGACAAGAGCTTGCAAATCTGCTCATGCAGGAGTACGGAATCACTGTTGGTCGCTGTGATGAGAAATTCCGTTACAGAAAAGCAGACGGAACTCTGATGACTGGAAGATACTTCAAAGAGGATGTGTTCACTCTTTATGAAGCTGATGCAGGCGGTTCTTTCGGTACTGGACTTTGGGGACCAACACCGGAAGAGAACGAATACAGGCAGTTCATCCAGGAAGAGAATCGTTCTTTCGTTACTCTTTCCATGTGGGCTACACAGGATCCAGTTGCCGTATGGACAAAAGCATCTGGTATGTTTATTCCGGTAGCACCGAAAGCCAACGGCGGTATCGTTATCGGTACAAAGGGGGAATAAGCGGGCATAGCCTTGATGAAAACAGCCAGTCACCGTCTGTAGCTAGTGTTTTATACAAGTATACAGAAAGCGAGCTGTCCAGTATGACTGTGGCTCAACTGAGACAGCTTGCAAGTGACAATGGTTATGCCCTGACTTCCACAAACAAGGCTGGTATTATATCAGAAATTATAGCACAGCAAGGGTAGGTGAAATGGCATGGACGAACAGCTTACAAGCGATCTGACAACATATCTGGAAGGTGATGAACTGACCGCAAGGATGATTCCCTTAGCAGTCAAAAGAGCTATTCGGTCATTCCAGAAAAAGCGCAATTATCCTGAGAGTTATACGGAAGAAAACATCAATAAAGATATGGACAAATGCTATGATTGTATTTTTGACTTGGCTCTTTATTTTCTTGTGAAACAGGGAGTTGAGTTTGAAACATCTCATTCGGAAAATTCTGTAAATGCAGGATGGAACTCTGAGACAGAGATATTTGTCAATCACGGCGTTTTTCCCTTTGCCAGAGGAATCTGACAGAAAAAGTAGGTTGAGAACGTGACGCATTTCCTCCCAGGCGTTGCTGGGGTACTTCATTATGAGGTGGGAAGAAGTACAAAAAAATGTAATGGGAGTGAAGGAGAGTAGCGATGGGATGTGAACAGAATTGCTTTAACGAACACCGCTTAGAAGAATTGGAAAAAGTTGTTCACGAAATGAAAGAGAAACACTCTAAACGTGACGGTATTTTTTTTGAACGTATCAATGCGCTTGAAACCAAAATTGTCCTTTACAACAATGATCTCGGGCACATAAAAGATACGGTGGATGAAATGAATGATAATTTAAAATCCCTCATGGAAGCCCCGGGAAAACGCTACGATACGATTGTTGTTTGCGTTATTACGGCCGTGATCGGGGCTATAGTAGGGTTTGCATTAAGCGGTATCTTTCCGGCATAATAAGCAATTCCACTTGTAAGGGAGGCGGTGGGATTATGAATTATACAGACTTTTCAGAAGATGAAAGAAAGTTTTATCTAAGCGAATCCGGGTTTGATTCCCGAGAAAAAGAATTTTTCCGGTTGAGAGTTTATGAGGAAAAGACGTTGTTTGAAACAGCAGAGATTATGGGGTATAGTCCAAGAACCATTGACCGCATAAACCGAAAAGTAAAAAAGAA